ATATATAAAATTAAATTCAAAATAATTAATATTAAATTTAATTTTATATGCCAAATTGCGTCTTTGCACTTCCATTTTCTATTGTTAGCAAATTATGTGACCTTGCAATAATTCTAACAATAAATGAATCATTATTAATATCAAGTTTATTATAAGCTACAAGATCAATCTCAAATAAAAGATTTTTACTGTCTATAACAGAAAAATTAAGTGTTCCACTAGGTTGAAAAAGTTCTGGATTTAAAGCAAAAGAATATGTGTATATATTTGGATATATATATGTATGTGATTTAAATCCTTGAACAAGGGAGAAGTACTCTTCATCTCTTTTTGAAATAATATCATTTCCATAAATTTGTATTGTTTGTTTGACCATATATTTATTTTGTATTTTATTTTTTTTTATTTTAATTATAAATCTATCTGGATACATAAATTTCTGTGAATCAATACTAAAATAAATAAGTCCAGCATCAACTATTGAATATTCTGATGTATAATATTTTGAATTAATTATTTCTAATGTTCCACCAATATAATCTGCAAAATCAGAAACTTGTATTCCTGTATCTAGTGATACATTTAAATATCCATTTGAATCTAAATCATTAATTTCTCCGTAATAATATTCATCTGTTGAATAATCAAATCTCATCTTAAAATCTTTAACGTGTGATTTTTTCTGTATTGTCCATATTAGTTCTTTAACTGGATTAACAAAATCAAGTGGTAGCAAAGAGTTTTGTGAAGTAATGTCATTAAATTCTATAATTTTATGTTGTTCTATTAATGATTCATTAGTAAAATTACCAAATTTATTTCTTTCTGTATCTCCCAAATGAATATATTCAACTAATAATGTCACATTTGATATCTTAATTATATCATTTATATTTATATTTGATGAATAATTAGCTGCTTCATAAGGTTCAAAATAACAACAATTTGTTAGTTCATTAAATCTTAATTTAACAATTAAATCACTAAATTTTAATCCAACACATGGAAGAGCTTGTGATTTATATTTACAAAACCAAAATGGTAGTGGAATTATCAATGTATAACTTGGTTTTAGATCTGTTCCATAACTTGTCATTATATCAATATTTCCTATTAATTCATTTAAAATACCAACCTTTTCTAATGGTGTTGATAGTTCATACCATGTATTTAAAATATCCCCTGTAACACGATCTATTTCCTGTCCATTAATTTCAAATGAAAGTGTATTTATTAAAGCAAAAGCTAGTTTTTTAACCCATGCAAAATAATAATATGGAGATGTATCTATTTGTGATACTTTTAAAAATAAATCTTTATTTGTAATTAAATCTTCTAAATAATATTTTTGATTTTCCAAATAGTCCATTAAATACTTTTCAATAACATCCTTATATTCTAAATTTAAAGCATTATTATATACTGAATCTGTATAATCAGTATATTCTGTTTGAATGTGATTTAATAAATCAAAATTATATGTTAGTTCTAAATTTTCAACATAATATGATGTATTTCTAAATCTACTAACATTTGATGAATATCTATTAAATATGTCATTTTGTGATGTTAAAATTGAATTGATTAGTCTATTCACGGTATTATAATTTGAAGTAGAGTTAGTTACAAGTTCATAAATTTGTCTCCAATAAACCATGGCAGATGCTGAGAATATTTTAAATTCTAAAATTTTTTGATTATAATTTGATACATGTTGAGAAGCAATAAAATTAAAATTATGATGATCAATACTTTGTTCTTCATTTGTTTCAATTAAATCACTATCTAAATCATTAGATATCTGAACACTTGGTATTTCTATCTTCAAGAAAATACTTGAAATCATATCACCATTTTTACTTAATTGACAAAATCCTTCTTCTCCAAAATTAGGAATAAGATTAAATGTTTCTTCTACTAAATCAATTGCAAAAGGTGTATGTCTTAAATATACTATTTTAAAAAATGTAATTTGTGGATCAATTGTTAAAAATGCATCTTTTATATCTGTTGATACTATCTGTAAAAGACTTCCTGTCATTACATTATAATAATATAAGTATTTTTAAGTATAATTTTAAATTAATTTCTTTACAAATATTAATATGAATATTGTAAAAAAACTTGTCAAATATCTTATTTTATTAGCAGTTCTTTTTATATCAATAACTTGGATCACTAAATCTAAAGTTGAGATGTATAATCGAGTTGCTATTAGTTTAATTGGTGTATCTACTTTTGCTATTCTTGATCAATATGCACCATCATATCTTATTGAACAAGATAAACATTAAATAATTTTATAAAATAAACTCCTATCTTTTACAAAGATGAAATAAACCGCAAAGAAAGCGCTTTATTAATCTTTTACAAAGATGAAATAAACCGCAAAGAAAGCGCTTTATTAATCTTTTACAAAGATGAAATAAACTCCCATCTATTATATTCACAAATTTTTTTCCATTCATCATCATGTTCTTGTAGTTTATCTCTAGATTTTAAATATGGAAAGTATTGTAAAAATGTATCCTCTTCTAAAAGTTCAAATATTTTATGAAATACGAAATTATTATTTAAAAAGTTTTTTCTATTACTTTTTTTTCCAGAAATCCATGCTTCTTGAACCTCTTTAAACATTGATCTAACTTTTTCTTCAAGTTCTCTTGACATTGTTGGTGGAGGTATGCCATTTAACTTATTAATAATATATGGTATATGTTCATAGTATGAATTTAGATTTAGATTTTTTAAAATACTTCTCATAATTTTATTATCTAGTTTAGATAAATCTGTTATTTTCATAACATTAAGTTCATTAATTATTCGTTCAAAAATTTCAGGCTGAATATCTGTTGATTCTTTACCTTGACACTGATTTAATAATTCTGAAAAATGATTCATTCGTTTATATCCATTTGGTTTTGATTCAATTATCTGATCTTTAAAGTTTGGTTTGTCAGAATCCATTTGTATTGGATCAGAATCTCCACAACCGGTACATGTTAAATAACCATCTTGTAAATGTAGTGTTTTTTCTATTTTACATTTATCACATGTTCTTATTTGAACTTGTGATTTTTTCTTAAGTTCAGACCCAGCAGTTATTTTCATATATTTATTAAATAAATTATATTTATCATCCTCATTAGATTTCTTTGTCTCTTTAATTCTAACAAAGAAATCTTGAAGATCAGTTGGAACATTAGTTTTTTTTGTTTCTTTAACAGAGCTATCATAATACTTAAAAAGAATATCAGCAGTATCTAATAGATATGTTAATTCATCTTCATTTTCTTCTAGTTTTTGTATTTCTTGTTCTAACTCATTTAATTGATCATTTAAGCTATTTTTTAATTTATTTATTAAAAAAAAATCATCTAGAATTTTAATTCGTTCTTTTAAATCTTTAATTATTTGTGAAACATTTTCTTCTAAATCCTCAGTATTAGTTTCACGAACTGTAGTTCCTTTTCCAATAATATCTTCAATTTGATTCTTTTTATTCTTATTTATTTTTTCAGCTTTTTTATTTATTTCAAGTTCTTTTAACTTTAAAGTTAATTCTGCTTTATAATTTTCAGGATCATTTAATTTATCTAAGACTTGTTTTATCTCATTTAATTTTTCAATAAGTTTAGGAAGTGATTTTTTCTTTTTTGCGAAATCTTTCATAATTTCGTTATGTTTAGCGTCTAAAGTACCATGTACAATGGTAGATTCTTTCAAAACATTTTGGCAAAAAGTTGAGTATTTTATATTTTTTTCTTTAAAATTAGACATTAGGCTGTATCGATAAACAAATGTATTTTATAAACTTTAAATAAATTTATTATAAAAAAATATTATAAGATTAATTTTTTAAAAAATTAATTGGCGTTTTAATTATGAAAAAAAATTTTCTCTATTATATTATATATATAAAATGGCTGGAGGTTTAATGCAATTAGTCGCTTATGGTGCACAAGATGTTTACCTTACTGGAAACCCTCAAATTACCTTTTGGAAGGTCGTATATAGAAGACATACTAACTTTGCTGTCGAATCAATCGAACAAGTTTTCAATGGAACTGGTGATTTCGGTAAGAAAGTTGTATGCCAAATTCAAAGAAACGGTGATCTTATCACCAAGATGTTCTTAAGAGTTGTTCTCCCTAATCTTGGAGTTGGTCTTGCCTGGACCCCTAAAGTTGGTCACGCTATGATCAAGACCGCCGAACTTAACATCGGTGGTACCCCTATTGATAAACACTACGGTGATTGGATGAATGTCTGGTATGAACTTGCCAGAAAATTCGCCCATGATCGTGGATATGATATTATGATTGGTAACACCAGAGAACTTACTGTCTCAACTGTTGGAACTGCTCAAGCTACCCTTTACGTTCCTCTTTACTTTTTCTGCTGCAGAAACGATGGTCTTGCCCTTCCTTTAATTGCTACTCAATACCACGATACCAGAGTTGAAATTGAATTCCAACCTTTCAATCAACTTATCTGCGGTACTGCTGCCACTTCATCTGCTACTGCCGCTTCCATGGTTTCATGCTCTCTTTTTGTTGACTATGTTTACCTTGATTCTGAAGAAAGAAAGAAGTTCGCCCAAGCTTCCCACGAATACCTTATTGAACAAGTTCAATTCACTGGTGCCGAATCTGTTACTTCCAGAAACGCTAAATTCAGACTCAGTTACAACCACCCTTGCAAAGCCCTTTACTGGAATGTTCAACAAAACAAATTCCTTAACACCAACGGTACCAACAAATTCCTTGCCTGGAATCCTAGGGATTGGGAAGCTACCAGAATCCAAGCCACCAAGAGAGCTGCTATTGCCTTTGGTGGATTTAACAGTGCCAATAATAGATACGATCTTTCTTTAACAGCTGTTTCAACCAATGCTTGGCAAGCTGCTCTTTCTGCTGCTCAAGTAGCTGGTCCTGATGTTTCAGGAAATGGTGGTGATGTTGATAACACCATTGTTCTTGGAACCCCTCTTCCTGATTGGTTCATCTCATCAACTGTTGATGAAATTGCTGCTGGTCTCAACATTAGCAGATCTCAAGTTGGTGATGCTTCTTCAAACCAAGATGTTATTGTCAGACAATGGGATAACTATGGTGTCTTCCTTAACAGAAATGTTAACCCTGTTGACCAAGTACTTCTACAACTTAACGGTCAAGATAGATTTTCCAAGAGAGATGGTAACTACTTCAACTACGTTATGCCTTGGCAATGCCACTCCAACACTCCTTGTGATGGTCTTAACATGTTCTCTTTCGCT